GCAATCAATTCATAGGAGTACCAAATTCAGCATTATCATTTGCTCAAAGTCAACACGGTGCTTATGAACAATTGGCGCAAGCAGAAAGAATGTATAAAAACAGATACAAATGGACAATGGAGGACATGAAAAGATCAGGATTAAACCCAATATTAGCCGTATCAAGCGGCATGGGTGTAGGTAACACTCCACAATTAACATCAGCAAAAGGATTTCAGCCACATTCACCTTATGGTTCAGGAGCAGCGTCAGCAAAAGGATTTGCACAATCATATGAGGCAGAGGAAGGAGCAAGCCTTAAAAGGGCCCAGGCATCAGAAACAATACAAAAAACGAAACAAGCATTTGAACAGACCAGAAAAATAATGGCTGAGACGAGGGTAACGAGCCAGACAGAGAAAAATTTACGTCAAGAATGGTTCAACATAGATAAACAATATGATGTCCTTACAAAGCAAATAGAGCACACTCAAAAGAGTATTTATCAGCTAGAAACAAGAGGAGATCTAAACCAAGCAGAAAGACGAAAAGTCGAGGCAGAAAAACAACAAATTAAAATAAACACACAAAGGTTAAAACAAGAGGTATTAAAAGCAAAGGCAGTTCTCTCAAAACTTCAAACAATATCAGACGTATACAAAACACCATACTTCGGTCAAGCTCTATCAGGTATCAGCGAGACCTTAAAAACAATAGCAAAAATAATTCCATTCGCACCTAGCGGAAACTAAAGGAGGTAAAAAAAATGAGTGTAAAGTATTACGAAAAATTCGGTACAGAACAAATATCAAAACCAGAGTTAAGAGAATTCTTAAAAAGACCAGGTAAACGAGACGGTGACGGAAACCTTATGTACGTCACCGAACAATCACACAAAGACATGTGCGATATAAACAAGATCATTGCTAAATATGATCGTACAGGATTAATTACACATGTATCAAACTTCGAAGCAAAATTCGGAGACATGACAGGTATAGACTTCAAAATAATGCAAGATAAAGTAGCATCAGCTCAAACAATGTTCAATCAATTACCAGTAAATATCAGAAACAGATTTGACAACGATGCACAGCAATTATTACTATTCATGGACGATTCAGAAAACAGGCAAGAAGCAATAGAATTAGGATTAATTCATAAAGACTGGACACCAGAGACAGACGGTCTCGGAGAACACGTTAAAAAAGACGAAAATGTTAAAAAAGAAGCAAAAAAAGATAGTCCCGAAGGGGACTAGAAACAACGACCGAAGGGAGGCGTTAGTATTATTCACTTACGATTTCGTAAGCTATCACATCATGCGAAATCGTTCAAAATCACTTAAATTAAGTATGTACCCGAAGGGTCCGCCGTATTACCACTAGACGTTAATAGGCGGACCCGCCAAAAACCCTTGGTGGGTACAAAAAAAACACAGTTAAAAAACAAAGAAAAGGAGAGTAAAATGGCAAGATTCAGACGTAGTATGAGGAAAGGCCGTTCAAAAAGGTATTTCAGACGTTCAGCAGGTATGCACCCAATGAACTTCAAAAGCCCAAGACTTACAAGCAGAGGTGGAACAAGATTATAAAGGAGAAAAAATGGCATGCAATTATCCCGTAGGACTTCAAGACAAAGATGGTATAGCTGTAATGAGGCCCTGTTCGACATGTATAGCATGTCGATTAGATTATTCAAAAGAATGGGCCTTAAGATTAAGTCACGAATCACAACTATATCAGGAAAACGATTTCATAACACTAACATACAATCAAGAAAACTTACCACAAGATGGATCTATTCATAAGAGGGAGCTAGAAAAATTCATAAAAAGATTACGCTCAAAATTATACCCTAAAACTATCAGATACTATGGTTGTGGAGAATATGGTAAAATATGTAAAACATGTGGCTTATCACGTCCATACTGCATTAAAGAGGGCTGCAAAAAATTCATTCCAATACTTGGCAGACCTCACTATCACGCTATCATCTTCAATCATTCGTTCACTAATAAGGAACCATTGTTTCTTAGTCCAAAGCGATACGGATTCAGAAAAAGTGGAGCAGATCATACTTTGTATAGGTCAGGTCAGCTTGAACGTATGTGGAAAAAAGGATTCTCAACCGTTGGTGACGTTACTCCAGAATCAGCAGCATACATTGCAAGGTACGTCACAAAGAAAATAAATGGAAAAGAGGCAGAAAAACATTATGGCAACAAAAGTTCAGAGTTTAGCCTTATGTCAAGAAACCCAGGTATCGGACACGATTGGTTCCAAAAATACAAAACAGACATCTTTCCCAAAGGTTACTGCACTCTCAACGGAAAACGATATAAATTTCCACGGTATTATTATTCACTTCTCGAAAAACAAAATGAGGTAGAGGCAAGATTCTTCAAATACGAAAGGAGAAAACAAGCAATAAAAAAACCATACGAAAATACTATACGAGGCTATCAGAAAGAATTATATCAAAAAAAAGTAGCAGAACCCTTAAAAAGAGGATATGAGGAATAAAAATGGAAAAAATAGGATTATATTCAATCTACGACAAAAAAGGCGAAAGATACGACACACCCTTCTTCACATCAACAGACTTATTTGCAACCAGAGTATTCATGCTGCGTATGCAAGAGGAAAAATCATTCCTAAAACAATGGCCAGAGGACTTTATACTTTACAAAATAGGAGACTTCAATGTAATAGATGGGATATTCATAAATGACGATAGAGTCATTATAGAAGGTAAACAGATTCAATCAAACAACGGAGGTAAAAATCAATGAAATCAGTAATGCGTCACAAATTCAGCCAAGTTCCACAAGTAGACGTACCACGTTCAACATTCGACAGATCACACGGACTAAAAACCAGCTTTGACGGAGGCCTATTAATACCCGTCTTAGTAGACGAGATCTACCCAGGCGACTCCCTCAAATGCAACATGGCTGGCTTCGCAAGATTATCAACTCCAACATTCCCTATAATGGACAATATGTTCTTAGAAACATTTTTCTTCTTCGTACCGTCAAGACAATTATGGACAAACTTCAGAAAATTTCACGGAGAACAAACAGACCCAGGCGATTCAATCGCTTACACAATTCCTCAAAACGTAGTAAACAATGCAGCCAACATGTCACTAGCCGATTATTTCGGCATACCAACAAAAGTAGCTGCAAATAATTCAGTAAACGCTCTACCATTTAGGGCCTACTGGCACATTTACAATCATTGGTTCAGAGATCAAAACCTAATAGATGCAATAGACGCAAACTGGACAACAGGAGACGGGCCCGACACACAAAGTGTAGACGCCACAGCAGACGTACTGCACAGATGCAAAAGGCACGATTATTTCACAAGTTGCCTTCCATTCTTACAAAAAGGAGATGCAGTCGAACTATCACTAGGAACAGAGGCACCCATATATGGAAAAGGCATGGATTGGGACGAAGACAAAGACGCCGATAACTATGTTCAATTCAGAGATGCAATAGGTTCAAGCGGAGCATTAAGAGGCATCACAACAGACGGAGCAGCAGATACAAGAGCATACGGTATGTCAACAGGTTCAGGAACAGCAGAGATGTATACAGATCTAACCCAGGCAACAGCTTCAACAGTAAACGAACTTCGTCAATCAGTTCAAATTCAAAGACTACTCGAAAGAGACGCAAGATCAGGAACAAGATACCCAGAAATTGTAAAATCACACTTCGGAGTAACATTCCCCGACATCACATATAGACCTGAGTACTTAGGAGGCGGTTCAACTCCTATCAATATCACTCCCGTAGCTCAGACAGATACAGCAGTTGGTAAACTGGCAGGATTCGGAACAGCAGGATTTACAGGTCACGGATTCGTAAAATCATTCACTGAACACGGTTACGTTATAGGTCTGGCAAATGTAAGGGCAGACCTAACATATCAAGAGGGCTTAGATAAAATGTGGTCACGTTCAACACGCTACGATTTCTATTATCCAACACTCGCACACTTAGGCGAGCAAGCCGTATTAAACAAGGAGATATATATAGATGCAGCAGACATCGGAGACAATTCATACAATGACGCATTTGGATACAACGAAAGATTCTGCGAACTTAAATACAAAAGAAGTATGGTCACAGGAAAAATGCGATCCAATGACGCGTCTACCCTTGACCCTTGGCATCTTTCTATTGAGTTTGGAGCTACTCCGCTCCTGGACGATTCGTTTATTAAAGACGATCCTCCCATAGACAGGTGTATAGTAACAGCAGCAGAACCACACTTCATAATGGACGCATATTTTGCGTACCACCACACAAGGCCGATGCCAACATATTCAATACCAGGATTTATAGATCATTTCTAAAGGAGGTAATAACATGACTTGGCGAGTATTAGAAAGATGTTTCAAAATGCTTCTATTAGTTACTTCACCACCATTTAGAAAAGACTTAGAAAATGCACTCAAAAAATTATACCTTAAAGCACAAAATACACTTAATCCCTGGGACGATTACTTCGTAATGTTCCTTATGAGATTACTCGTAATAGAATTAACCGATGATATAATAGAAAAACCGTCAGAGTATAAAGAGGATTAAAAATATGGGATTACTCGGAAGTATAAAAAGTATAGGAAAAAAAATTGTAGGAGGAGCAAAAAGTCTCGTAAGTAAAGGCTGGGACTCTATAAAAGGAATTGGCTCAGGATTCTTACAAAGTGCACCAGGTATGTTATCAGGATTAG